GCACTTGAAAGCACAATTAACCAAGAGATTTCCGACAGAAGCGCTGCTGACTCGCTATTAAGCGGACGTCTCGACGTTCTCGAAACTGATCCTACTACGAAAACTTACGTAGATGGAAAATTCTCTGCTGCCAATTCCTACACTGACCAGAAAGTTAGTGATTTGGTTAACGGCGCTCCAGAAATGCTTGATACCCTTAAAGAACTTGCTGATGCAATTGATTCGCAAGGCGGATCTCTTACTGAGCAGATTCTTACTCAAGTAGGAGCTGTTGATGACAAAGTCGATCAAGAGATTCTAGATCGTCAAGCAGCTGACGTAGTTCTCGATGGTAAGATTACCACTGAGAAAAACCGTGCGATGGGCGAAGAGTCCCGCATCGAAGGCCTGCTAAACCTTGAAGTTTCTAACCGTGAAGCTGCCGATGGCGCTATCTGGGAACGAATTGACATCCTCGAAGGATCTGAGTCTGTCGAAGGTTCCGTAGCTAAAGCAGAAAAAGATGCTAAAGACTATGCAGACCTTAAAGTTGGTCAGGAACAGTCTCGTGCACAACTAGCAGAGTCTGGATTACAAAGCCAGATTACGCAAGAAGTTAGCGACCGCCAGGCCGCTGTCTCTGCTGAGCAATCTCGTGCACAATTGGCTGAACAAAATCTTCAGTCACAAATCACACAAGAAATCAGTAACCGTCAATCTGCAGTTTCTGCAGAGCAATCCAGAGCTGAAGCTGCTGAATCGGCATTAGACTCCAGACTTGACGTTCTCGAAGCTGCTCCAAGTCCTAAAGGACGTAAAGAAGTTAAGACAATGTCTTCAACTGATGTTAGCAATGCATACGTAGATATGGCTGGAGAAGCTATGCCTAACACAATGCTTGTTAGTGTTTCTGGTACGGTTCAATATGAAGGCGAAGATTACAGCCTTAGCGTTGTTGGCGGAGTAACACGAGTTACTTTCACTGGCGACCTTACTCCAGACGGAGACGGAGCTGCATTGGTAGTTGGCGATAAAGTCCACTTCCAGTACATGGTTATGTCTACATCTGAGCAGTCTTCTGGCGGCGGTGGATCTGGCGGCGGCGGAGGCGGCGGTGGATCTGAGCCAGCTAGCTCAGTAACCTTGTCTTACTCTTCTCCATATTCTACATTCCCAAATTGGAACGCCTACCAATTTAATATCCAGTCCAATACTTCAGGACTTGATTCAAGCGAGATCTATATCATGCATTATAGCATGGGTGAAGAAAGCAGAATTTACGGTAACCACTCAAATAGTAAACCGTTCACAGCAGTTGCTAACCCAAGCAACGACGTGTATGTTCGTGCATTCAAGATCGATCCTACCAACGGAACTGAGTTGATGAAACCAGGCCAAATTCCATCTGAAATCAACCCAATGATTACTTGGTTAAGCCCAGAGTACACTCTGAGCTGGATATCAGGCTAATCCCTAGTACCCAGTACTAGCTAATGGGAGGCCCCCTTGTGGGGTCTCTTTTTTTATTTGGTGCATACCCACCCCCACCATATCTCCTTGATATTATTACTCAAATTATTTGATAAAATTACACTTCCCTTTTCCCCTAGAATGTTGTATACTTATACCAATTTGGCGGTCTTTCTATTTATAGAGGGAAGGTATGACATTAATTCGTGGTAAATTTATAGACCCTACGGCACCGATTCGGCAGAATCAGGATCCCGTTGCGAATAATGATCTAGCTAGAAAAAGTTATGTAGATGGCAAAGTAGAAGATGCACTAGTTAACGGGGTTACAGCAAAAGCTCCTTCTCAAAATGTAGTTTTCGACGCTCTTGCTCTTAAACAAAATTCCCTCGGAACTGGCACTACAACTCAATACTTACGTGGCGACCTAACCTGGCAGGAAGTTGTAACCTCCTCACCAGTAGCTCAAGTTAAATATGTAAGTAAGAATGGTGTAGACGGTACAGCTGATGGATCAGAAGAAAAGCCATATCTAACAATTACGGCTGCTATGGCAAGCATTACAGATGCTACACCAAGTAAGCGATATGTAATTCGAATTGCTGCAGGTAACTACACCGAAGCCGCTGTTGCTATTAAGGCAAACGTATTTCTAGTTGGTGACAGTAAAGAGTCTGTACGTATTACGGGCGCAGTTTCTATGAATGCTGACTTCAATCAGCCTTCTGCAAATGACTGCCGTTCTGGAGCATCTAGAGTATCTTTTCTATCCGCAGCTAACTTTAACTGGCAAACTGTAACAAGTCCTGCAGGTAAGTTATATTTCAGTGAAGTTGTTTTCGGTTCTACTGTAAACCTGTATGGATATAACAACGCTATTGCCCAGGCACAGTTCGACAGCTGTATCATTTTCGGCAACGTAACTATCAGCGGAATCAACGTAGGCGTTTTCAATAGCAATACTTGTTACGCAAACATCACATTAAATCAACACCCAACAGGCGGCATGGCCTCTATCCTTGTAGCTTCGGGTGGATACTGTTCTGGGACAGTACGTTTCAATACTACGGTCAGCGACTTCGGCCGCAGATCAGCAGGTTTCCTACGGGCATTCCCATCGGAAAACCTAATCATCGACGGACCGTCATCCTATTCAGACTGTGATTTAATATCTCAAGGTAAGACCAGTACTCAGAGACTAAATAGCGGCACATTAGTAGCACTAAATCCACGGATTAGTCACGACTTAGAAACCCAGATGCTTAAGCCCCTGGTTACTAATTCCTACAACCTGGGGGATTGGAATAAACAGTGGCTCTTTAATTTCTCGTACGTACATGGATCTAGCGGCACAGACTTATATCTATTGTCGGCAATGGCCAACTACGACCCCGCAGGTGACACTTCAGGTAAGAGCGTATTCCTGCTGGCCGATGGCTACGGACTTCAGTCTAATGTCAACGGCGGTAACATTGAACTGGAAACCGCACCGGTAAGCGGCACAGGTGTCCGAGGTAAGGTTCAGGTAAAGGCTAGAGAGTTAGACCTAACTTCTTCCAAGATTACCAACCTGGCGGCTGGCTCTGCTTCTACAGACGCAGTCAATAAATCTCAATTAGATACCCAAATTGCTGCTACCCTCAAGGTTCCGCATAAGGAAATATTTACACTGACTGGTACAGACTTATCCAACGGGTATGTAAATATAACAAGGCTAGCAGTAGCAGACAGTACTGCGGTACATTTCGGCGGTGCAGAACTTATGGAGACAGATAACTATACTGTTTCTACAGTCGGCGGAGTTACAAGGATTACTTTCGACCCAGCTATAATAGGCTTGATGTCGATTGGAGATAAAGTATATACTAAATATTGGTCCCTAACCTAAATAGTAAAAGGAGAATAAATTATGAATGGTTGGTCGGCAAAAAACGTAGCTCTTGCAGGTAAGAGCATTTCGGGAGTAGTAACTAATACTCCAGTTACCTTAGAGTTTCCAAACTCGGCAGGCGGCGCTCTCAACGGTATCATCAAGCTGAAGGTCAGCTCGGTAACTCAGGTAGGTACAATTACCCCGAAGTTACAAACTGCCAATGGCAGCGACTGGGTAGACGTAAAGTCAGGTACTGCAATCACAGCAGCAGGTATTCAGTATATTCGCTGGAACATAGAAGTAGCTGCGGATCAGCCAGTACTTCCACTACTTAATAAATGCCGTGTAGTATTCACTACTACAAATGCAGGCGATGCAGTTACAATAGATCTCTGTGAAGTTTTACAAGAGCTGTAATATAACAAGCCACAATGGTGATATATGTCACAGGATAAACTGCTAGCTCTAGCCCTAGAGCGCCTTGAGTCTATTCGACGCAAGGAAGCTTTCGATCCTGCACACTTAGACTCCAGACCTACTACTTCTCAACAGCAGTTCTTCGACGATTTCGGACAGTATAAGCAATATTACTTGCGGGCCGGTAACCAGTCTGGCAAATCTCAGACAGCAGCCCGCATGCTAACGCAGATACTCCTAGAAGACCATCCACTTGTTACTAAAAGACGAGCAGAGGCCGGTCAGCAGGGTTGGGGAAATGAGCCCCTTCTTGCAATCGTGGCAGGCCGTACCGGAAAGCAGCTAGAAGATTCGCTTCTCCCGAAGATTCGCAGCTACCTAGAGCCGGGAACCTACAAGGAAGTTCGACAAGGTAACGCTATACAACGTCTCGAACTAGATAACGGAAACAGAATTGTGTTCCAATCCCTAGAAAATCCAAACACAGCACGTGAAAGGTTGCAATCTTACGTTGCCCATATTACTTGGGTAGACGAATTGCCACCAACTCTCGATCTTATTCGAGAAGTTTTGGTCCGTACCCAGGCTAGGAATGGATATTCTATATTCTCATTTACACCCCTTACGGTTAACGTAGCTATTCAGAGGTTTGTAGACTCGATTGAGCCACCAGAAGGCAAGGTTTACCGCTTTCGAATGTTGGACAACCCACTATACTCCGACCCGACACGGCGTGACGAGCTAGTTCGACGGTATTCCCACCTGCCCGAGTACCAGATACGAGCCATCTTCGAAGGTGACTGGATGACGGCAGACGATCAGGTGTACCACTTCGACTATTCAACTATGGTAGGGATGCCGGAGGGTTACAGTCCCATGTGGAGACATGTAGAGGCAGTAGATCCGGCAATTAGTTCGGCCACAGGGCTGACAATCTGGGCAGAAAACCCAAATACTTCTGTATGGTACTGCGTAGTTGCAGAATATATCAAAGGAATTCAAGTACCTACAGACATTGTTAAGGCCGTCCAGCATTTTACCTCGAAGATAAATGTGGTTAGACGTGTGTCCGACTACGCCCCCTGGTATGTCAACACGGCATCCTCGATGGGTGTCACATATATGACAGTTGACTGTAAAAATACAAACAGAAAAGAAGAGCTTATCAAGAATCTACAGGAATCCCTAGGCACTCGGATGATCTTAACTCCGTTGTGTACAGATTTAATTGACGAGATTCAAGATTGCCGCTGGTCTAATAGAGGCGAAGGTAAGATAGTAAATTCAAGTAGTTACCATCTCCTAGACTCGGCGCAGTATGCCAGAGATGTTCTACCTGCAGCAGAGAAAAAACTTCAATCCTTTACAGTAGATCAATGGTATGCTAATCTATTACAAGCTAACGAGAAGCGTAAGCAACTCGAGGAAAAGGCTGTAGAAAAACTAGCAAAACCCCGGGGAAGACCTGTACGGATTAAGCGAGGTGTCATGTGGCGGTAGTCTGGCTCTATGTACTTACGATCCTCATGCCGGTAAACTTCTTAATTTTTAAGAGGATTGCCGACGAACGGAAGAAAAATAAGAAGATTCTTCTGTTGATGTGGCGATATCAATCTCGGAGGTAATATGCAAGTTAAGATCATGGTAGGCACAGAGCCACCTTCCAAAGAAAAAACTAAAGAGTGTGCTTGTAAGGATGACTTGCCAAGCATTGAGGAAGAAGTAAGAGAAGCCATTGATTTAATTGAGTCCGGCCACGATTCCTATATGGAATGGAAGCTACTTAATAAACTGGCTAAAGAACTTAGAACTCGCAAGGATGCTAGAAGTAAGAATTTAATGGAAATGATTGATCCCGTACTACAGAAATACGGACTACATGGGGTATCCGAGGAGAGCGACTGAGATGGCACTCAAGATTAGTATTTGGAATAACGACAAGGCCCGAGCTGAAATCATGAAGCGGTGGAATAATGCCGTTCGAGATCGTTCAGTACACGAGGCTATTTGGCGTCAGAACGAACGTACGATATATTCTTCTCTAGGTACACGTAACTCCCTGTCTACAAATATGACAATGGACTTCCCGCTAACTGAAGTTCTTTCTAACATCGACCAGTCTAATGCAGACGTGTCGACAAGTTATGTAATGAAGAATCTTCGTTTCATCCATGCACAAATGTCCAGTAACCCGCCAATGATTGCCGTCCGTCCTCAGACTTCCGATCAGGATGACCAGAGAAAGGCCGATGCTGCAGACCGTATCGTGCGTTGGGCACTGCGTAAGTATCAGCTGCAGGACAAGTTTGACCAAGTAAATCTTATGGCTCTGGTCTATGGAACCGGTCTAATGAAGACTATCTGGGATTCTTCGAAGGGCGACATCATTGAAGCTAACTTGGAAACCGGAGAGCTCACGCTCGAAGGTGACATAGATATTACTATTCCGACTACCTGGAACGTATTTATAGATCCAGATGCTCGCAGCTGGGATGACGTCAAGTGGGTAATCGAACGTATATACATCGACTACGAAGAAGCTGTATCCCGCTGGCCGGAGAAGCGTGACGAGCTGGATCAAGCTCGTGTGCAGGAAAAGACTCCGACTTCTACGGGAATGCAAACTGAGCTTCGAGACATGCACTACAATTCAGTAGAGCTTCTAGAATACTGGGAAACAGGACTTCCTACTAATGGCTACTTGGGCCGCTACTGTATTACTACCACTACGGGAGAAGTTATAGAGTCTCCACGTCCAAGTCCATTCCGTTTCAAGAGACAAGGTGCTGCTTCCAGAATCGAAGCATCAGATCTTCCAGACGAAGTAAAGGCTGCACGCATAGAGAAGTTGCCAGAACAAGCTTCTCTTCCATATCACTTTATCACAGATCTCGACGTGCCTAATACTCTGTGGGGTAAGTCAGCAGTTGAGTATGCAATGACTTTGCAGAATAACTTAAACCGCCTAGACGCCAACAGGCTAGACAATATCCAGGCTCACGGCGCAGCTCGTATGATCTTACCGGAATCTGCAGAGATTGCAGAAGATGCTCTGGGCAACTCTCCGTGGGACGTAATCAAGATCACAGGCAATCAGCCTCCATACTTTATGTCTGCACCTCAGCTTCTACCAGAACTGTCCAGCGAACGGATAAATTACATCCAAGGCATCAATGATGTTATGGGCGTCAATGAGTCCATGTTTGGTCAGCAGTCTCGTGAGCAGTCCGGCGCATCCATGCAGTACGCCACAAACCAAGGTAACATGATCCGCCACAGGCTCTTCAATAAGTATGTAGCTTGTGTAGAATCCGTATATAAGTCTCTACTAAACTTGGCCCGCAAGCACTGGTCTATCAGCCGCACCATTCACGTGCTCGGCAAGGAACAAGCCCTAGAAGCTACCGATGTCAAGGGTATGGATATCGACGGAGGCTTTGACGTAGTAGGTGAGTACGGCACTACGCTATCTCTCGACCCTATTACCCGTCAGCAACAGATCATCACACTGCAGCCTCTCTTTGAGAAAGCCGGTGTAGATAGCCGTGTACTTCTGAAGAAGCTACGGCTCAATGACCTCGAAGGTATATTCGACGACTTCGAATTGGCTGGCCACAGACAGAAAGAGATCTTCGACGAGATGATTGCAACCAATATATACATCCCGCCCGAAGAGCAAATGGATCACGAGAACATGATGGCGTGGTCTCTACGCTACTTCATGACTCAAGAGTTTACTGCTCTGCCAGCAGAAACCAAGTCACTACTCAAGCAGCACAATAAGGATCGGGCCGCTCTAGCATCCCAGGAGAAATCAGCAGGCGGAGCTCCCGCAACACCAGCCGCACCGGAAGCAGGCATGATGCCTCCTCCTCCGGGACCGATACCGGGACAGTAAGTTAGCATTCTACAAACATACTGGGATTTGTAGATGCCACAGAATCATGCTAAACTTGTGGCAGTAGTAAGGTAGGTAAAATGATTACTCGTGACGAAATTCTAATGGGCCGAGACAAGCAGTTTCCCATCGACGGTGTGATGGAAAAGAATTTGGAAAAGTTACTGCGTGGAGTGAACAAATTTCGTGCAGTCTACGGCAAGCCAATGAAGGTAACATCAGGCTACCGTCCGGCAGCCATTAACGCTACCGTTAAGGGAGCGGCTAAGAAGTCCAATCATATGGTATGTTTAGCTGTAGACTTTGCAGACAGTGACGGAAAACTGGCGGAATACTGTCTTAACAATTTGAAATTGCTAGAAGAATTTGGCATATGGATAGAAGATCCAGCATTTACAAAGGGTTGGGTCCACATGCAGGTGATACCTCCACGCTCGGGAAATCGAGTATTTAAGCCTTGATAGTGTATAACTTATTGACAAGGTGTAAAAATTAGTATATAAATAAATTGACAATACTCCGGATTATCTATAACATATTGTATAAGTCACTAGATTGTCTAGGGACAACAACATCCAAATGCCTATCCCCATCCATTGCGACGGGACGGCGGGAGAAAAAGTACAATGAGTACAAGTAATTCGGGCGCTCAATCAGGTAACAAGTTTGCGGAAGCCTTTGGGGATACGGAACTAGTTGCCGACTTCGGACCACTCAGTAGTGCATCAGAGGACGATGATGTTGTAGTTCGGGCCGAAGAGTCTACGCAAGACGACATCCAATTGGAAGGAGAAGGTGGAGACACCCTTCAGGACTCCAAGGAGACAGCTGCCGCTGGTAAGGCTACCGGCAAAGCTGAAGCCACTCCGGGGACATCTGGTGAGAAGGAAGTAATCACTGTAACAGACGAGACGGGACGTAAGCGTAAAATAGAAATCGATTACTCCAACCGAGAGCAAATCAAGAAGATGGCTGCAGCGGCTGCGGGTATGAGAAAGTTCCAAGCAGAGCGGGATCGTGAGATCACTTCTCGTAAGGAGCTGGAAGCCAAGCTGAAGGAACGTGAGTCAGACTGGTCTAGACTTGAGGAGGCATTCTCCAAAGGTCATGAACACTTGATTGACACCCTAAGCGGACGGCAGGGAGCATGGCAGGAACTCGTCAACAAGGAATTAGAGCGACGAGACTTTCTGAAGAATGCAAGCCCGGAAGAACTCCAGGCCATGAAGGCCCAGGAACAAGCTGATCTGACACGCAAAGAACTTGACAAGATCCGTAAGGAAAATGAAGAGTTTAAGGCTAAGGTTCAGCAGGAAAGAGAAGAAGCCGAGCTACGCTCGATGGAATCTCGAGTTCATCCAGTTTTCGAGAAATATCGTTTTGCAGATCGTCTAGGCAATGCACAGGATGAGCACCTATTCGATGAGATGCTGTGGAACAGCAGCTTGAAAAGATTGGAACAATATGAGGAGAAGGGGTTGGATCTCTCTCCGGAACTGATCGAACGGGAATTTAAGAATGTCGCAACCGCACTACGTAATCGTATCGGGGCACAGGCTCAGAAGAAGGCCGGTCAGGTAGTAGCACAGAAGAAGCAGGAAGCTATCGAGAATGTGCAGTCCAAAGTTAAGTCAAGCTCAGCTTCAAGCAGTGACGCAGAAAAATTGAAGCAGGCTATTCAATCAGGTGATACTAATAGTATTTTCAAAAATTGGTCCACGTTCAGTAAAGTACTGAGTGGCAAAAGGTAATAAATAAGAAAGGTAAATAACAATGAGTTTTAGTAATATCGACGTCCCAGCATTAGGTAACTTGCTCCAGATCAAATTCTCTGATGGTATCAGAAATCAGATCTCCAAAGACTTCCGTGACTGGGAAATGGTTCTCAAGGCAAAAGTTTCCAACTCGGCAGCTCGTGAACTCCGCTTCTTGCTCTTAACGGCATTCGGTGTTGACGCCATCAACTACGCTAACCCAGGTACAATCGACTCTGTATTCCCATCGGCTGATCGTTCCAGCTTACAAGAGTACACAGCCAAGTTCAAAGAGCTTCGTGCAACTATCGAAGTTCAGTACGACTTGTTCGAACGTGCTATCATGTCTCCAGAGAAGTACGGCGAGCCAATCAAGGTTGAGATGGACAGCAAGTTGTCTGCTTCTAAGCGTCGTCTTGCAGCTGACTTCCACGCTGACGGTACTGGTGTTCTCGGTACAGTAGCTTCTTCTACTCTTACAAGCCCATGCGCAGTTACGCTTGACGCTTCTGACAGCGCTCGTGGCCACGTTGGTCTATTCGAGTATGGTCAGAAAGTAGTGCCTAAGACAGCTACTGGCGGTGCTTCCGCTACTGCTGCCGTTACTGGTACATTCTCTCACTTTGTAGTTGTTCAAAAGGATCGTGATAACCAGATTCTTACTCTACAAGCAGTTAACACTGCAGGCGCTAACACTGCATTGTCAGCTGGCCCAGCAGCTACTGAAGTTCTTTATCGTAAGGCACAAACTGACGCTGCTGACATTCCTAACTTGTCTTCGATCTCGGACTACGGTACGGTATCGCAAGTTATGGCAGGTCTTCCTTCTCTAGTTGCTGCTGACGGACGTGTTGTTCACGGCATGACGATGAGCGGTGCAATTGCCAGCTCGGAATTCGATGCAGGCGGAAACCCAATCGACGTTCGCCATATCCAAAGAGCAATGAGCCAAGTTAAGGTAAAAGTTGGTCAAGATCAGTACAGCTGGAAAATGATGGTCCAGGCTCCTGAGACTCTCGACAGCCTTATCGAAAGCCGTGAAACTGATCGTCGTTTCATGTCGATGGAAGACGGCGCTCGTGGTACGAAGAAGTTCGTATACCAGCATCAGAATGACTCTCTTGAGTGCTATACTTCCGAGTATTGCCAACCTAAGAGAATCTACATCCTTCCAGAAAGCAAAGCTGGACAGAAGGTCCTTGAGTTCCACGGATCCGACTTTAAGACAGTTAAGGCTCCGGGCGGCGGCGACTTCCACCTTAAGCCAAGTGCTTCTGGTTTCGTAGCAACCGTTGTAAGTTACATGCAAGCAATCGGCGTAGTTATCTGTAAGCACCCAGCTTCTGTTGCGGTCATCAGAAACTTCTCTAATAGCTAATCTTCCCCGCCTAGTCCACTATCCGTCCCTGCTCCCACAGGGACACGTGGATTCTAAGAGGGCTCCCGACACCTTGGGAGAGGCAAGTCTACGACGTAAAAGCCTGAGTGCAGAGTGGTGTGACTGCTAGGAGAGACTAGCACCACTCCGCTTACATCCCCACTCCAGACATGTGGGATGTCGAGTGGTGTGACCCGGGGAGAGAGATCCCCACCATTTAACTGAGGGCCAGTCACCCCTCGTCCATTCCGGACTAGATGACTTACTAATCGAAAGGAATTAACAATGAGTGCACCTAATTTAAGAACAGAAGCAGCAGCAGCGGGTAACTACCCAGAACAACGATTTAATCAGCGTGAGCGCAAGATGTTACAATCTGTAGCAGAATATGCACAAGCTGGTAAACATCAAACTGCAGGCGGAGACGCCACAGAAGTTATCTCCGTACCAGGAGCTACTTCGGCAGACATCGCTATTGTTACACTACAAACTGCAGGGGCTACGCCTCGTACGGTTGTACGTGCAGCAGCTGGTACTGGCAACATTACAGTAACAATGAGCGGCGATCCTTCAACAGATCACGTTCTGTGCTGGGCCCTTATCAAAGGCTAATCTGTGCTCGGGGGCTTCGGCCCCCATTTTCTCATTCATCGCCCGATGGCCTATATAGGTACAGGGACTTAACAGAAAGACGAAACGATGACTACCACCCTGACTCCTAATCTCAAATTACGCATTGACAGCAAACTCACATCCAATGCGAAATACAATCTCCAAAGAATAGACCTACTCGGAGCTACGTTTCTCGTAGACTCTACAAATACCCTAAACATTAGATCTCAGACAAACATTGTCATCGATCCCAACTCACCAGACTTGGGCGGATCGGGGCAAGGTAATATCACTATTGGCGATCCCAATAGAAAGGTATTGGCCCTTACAATCCATGCAGATGAACTGCTGCTCAACGGCGCATTCAATCTAAAGGATCAGGCATCCGGAAGTACCGGAAAACTGGGACTGGTATATAAATCAGATATAAATGGAAGCTTGGACAACTCGGCCCGTGTATTGAATATAGACGTAGATGGGGCCAGTAGAAACTTAGTATTGGGGGGAAACCTCTCCCTTATTGGGAATAGTTTAATACTAAATGTCACCGGCCCCACAGATGTAATACTACCACAGTCGGGAACATTGTCAACCCTTGCCGGCGTAGAAACTCTTACAAATAAAACAATAGATGCAGATCAGAATACCCTATCCAATATCTCAAATAACGAAATTAAGTCGGCAGCAGGTATAGAATATTCCAAGTTAAATCTAACCGGGGGTATTGTAAATGCGGACGTTTCGGCTACGGCGGCTATTAGTTATAGTAAACTGGATCTTGCGAATAGTATTGAAAATAATGATATTAATCCTAGTTCTCCGATTGCTTATAGTAATCTTGATCTTACAAGTGGCATCACAAATACAGATGTAAGCGCTACTGCAGATATTGCTTACAGCAAACTTAATCTCGAAGATAGTATAGTAAATGGCGACATTGCTCCAGGAGCTGCTATCCAGGGAACTAAGATCCTACCGCAATTTGGTGCTCAGAATATTAGAACTGATGCTACGCTGGAGTTGTACAATGGCACACATGTTACGGCGCTTGCGCCGGCATCGGGCGGTCAAACTCAAAACCTTACCTTCCGCCTACCTAATAGTAACGGGACTTCGGGTGCCATGCTCTCGACGGACGGGTCGGGCAATCTCAGCTGGTCCTCCGCAGGTTCCGGCTCTGTTACCAGTGTTGATCTTGCGGCACCTGGGGAATTCATTGTATCGGGGAACCCCGTTACGACAACCGGCACCCTTACACTTACAAAAGCTAATCAGTCAGCTAATCAAGTCTATGCAGGTCCAACAACAGGAGCAGCAGCGCAACCTGGTTTCCGCTCTCTTGTACTTGCAGATCTTCCGGCCATTACTGCGACCGACGTTGGATTGGGCAACGTTCCAAATGTGGACGCTACAAACCCAGCCAACATAGTCTGGACCAGTACCTATGCAGCAGTTAGTGATGCCGAGAAATCTGTATGGAGCGGCAAGCAGGATGCTCTCGGATTTACTCCGGAGAACGTAGCTAATAAGGGTGCAGCCAACGGCTATGCGCCACTTAATTCTTCAGGCAAGTTAGATAATAGCTACCTTAATACTTCCGTAATGAACTATCACGGAACGTGGGATGCCTCTACCAATACTCCTCCCCTAGCAGATGGAATGGTTGGAGCAGATCCGGGCGATATTTATATCGTATCTGTAGCCGGTACTCAGAACTTAGGCTC